GACTTCTAAAGTAGTTCCAAAGTCATTTGTTGCTAAAACATTGCAACGTATAGATTTACCAGAATCCGCAACTTGAATAACATAGTTAGGACTTGCGCTGCTTTGAATAACAGTAAAATTTATAAAATCTGTTGTGCTTAAAAAGGTGTAAGAGTAACTTATTGGCGGTGTCCCATCCCAAGTCCCCTGAGTACTCGTCAAAGTTTCCCCGACCATATTTAAACCGCTTAATACGGGTGCTATTGTGTTTACAGGTGCTGTACCGCCTGCGCCCTGATTTTTATAAATTGGTATTCCTATCCCTATGCTTATCATTTTTCAAATATAATTAAGAGTGTTTATAATAATTCAATATCCATATTGCAGTTCCATCACTAATTAATGTATAAGTATGAAATTTATTGATAGTTAAACTGCCATTGCCTTCTATTAGTTCGCTTCCGTGGGGGTTAACGGTTATCGAATCTCCACTACCGCTGCAAATGTTTTTAATCATTACTAAACTACTATTGTAATTTGTTATCCAATCAGCTGCGGGTGCAAGTGTAAATGTTATTGGATTGTCGCACAAAAATACCTTAGTCGCGCCTATTCCCGTTGTATTCGCGCTTATTGTTTCAATTTCGTAAGGAAAGTATAATGCTCTATTAGTGGTTTCTGAAAACTTTTCATTTAAGCCCCCTAAAGTACGCCTTAAATCTTGGTTAGTATTCCCACCATCTTGATTCGTGGCATTTTCAATCTCAAATGCGCTTGCCCTATCGGTTGAAATTACGAACCATTCCCCATCCCAAGTTTCTGACTCAAATTTAAACGTTCCACCATTAAGTGTCTAATATTTTCCATTTAGAGGTTGATTGCACCCACGCGCTACCATTGTAAATCTGAAGTCCACCAAAGTAATTTGGTTGGTAATTTTCGCCAATTATCGCATCTTCAAGTTCTAAATCTAATGAGTTTATGGTAGATGAAGTGTTTTGTATTATGTATTCAAAAAATGCCTCATTTTGCCCGTCATTCGATGCGTTATAAATTAACTTAGTAGTTCCGCTTAATCTACTTGCGCGGTAATCACTTCCTGAAACTAAATTTATCCCCGTTGCAATTTCTCTAACGTTTATAATCTCAATTTCAAACTCGCAATTTGTAAATGCACCCGTTGGAATATCAGGAGTCGTAAATGAAATAGGAATATCAATAAATGAATCATATTCACTTTCAAATACATCAATTAGTGCCACGTTGCTCGATGCGTTCCAAGTGTAATTTGTACCCCATGAAGATTTCCTAAGCCAATGACTTGTGCCAAGTTTTAAAGTAATTTGAAATTGTATTCTATAATCTCCCGTTGTCGTTCCACTAAATGCTAAGAATCTAATAATAGAATTAAACACTAACTTTTTACCGCTTCCACCTACAATAGTACCCGCTATATTTTGCGAATAAGGTAATGTAGTACGCTGGTCAAGCATATTCTTATTACTGAAAGGAAACTTAATGGATGCTTGCTTAATAGGTGCAAAGTAGTTCCATTGATTGCCATTCATTACACGCGGTAAATCAACCCCTAAAACGTTTATATCAATTTCACTTGCTAATGTAATTGCGCTATCAAACGTGCCATTTGTTAAGTATAAACGCTCATATCTTGTCGTTGCTACATCTTCGTAATTGTTTATTTGGATAAACTTATAGCGACCTTGTGACATTATTAAACGCATTCCCCAAGCCTCACAAATCTTAGTTAATACATCCCAATAACTCATTGGCTCGCGTTCCTCATCATTCTCACCAATTGGGGCAAATGTAAAGTTATGAACGCGGCTAAGTGCTAATGGGTCTAATGTACTTGAACGGCTTGGCATTGAATCCTCCCACCATTCAACCGAAGTTGAATAAAGGTAAGTAAACAATCCAAATCTATAAAGCGGTGTTTCTTGTAGAATCTCGTGTATGATTGTCGTAAAAGTATCGTATCTATCGTTTAGTGCATAATCAAAAGTAAAATCTTTTAAACGTGCAAGCCCATCGGTTGCAGTCAACACAAAATCATAAGGCCGCGAATCATCCGCCTGCCCGCTTAAGTCATGAAGGATATTACCGAACCAAATCAATTCACTTCCTTTTGATAAACTTACTTGATATTTGTCTTCATTATTTGCAAGTAATACCGAATTAATCCACGTTTCTAACTCAGTACCTGCGCTTCCTCTAATTACTTTTAGATATATCTTTGCTTCGCTTCCTTTTATCGCTGCAAACTTTTCATCCCCTTGTTGCAAATAGGTAAGTTCTACGCCTTCGCCTCCAAGAGTTATTTCCATTGGAGTACCTGAAAAAGAAGTATCATAAATTTGTACCCCGTATTCAGTATTGCTAAAAGTTGACTTTATCTCACTAATATATCTTAATCCCATTACCTAATTCTCCTATTCTGTTGGTTAGTATTAAGTAATACAATTTCTAAGTTTGAACCCCTTACAACGCCATCAAATGAAAAGTTATTTTGCGCGCCTCCCATCATTGGAGAATAACCGCCACCCATTGAACCACTATAATTTCCACCGCTTCCACTTCCACCACTTGAAACTCCAGTCGCTTGCATTGCACCTCCTAAAATAGACAATGCAGTTCCACCCGCTATATATGCAAACCCACTTGGTAATCCTAATGCTGCTTGTGGAATACCTATCGCTATAATTGCTGCACCTATTTGGACTGCTATGCCTCCTAATTGCCTAACTATTGCTTTGCCTGCTTCATCAAAATCTCCCGTTACAAGTGCTTGCCCAAATGATGCGCCCGCTTGTGCCATAACTCCCGCTATTGCATCTTTCCATTTTTCTACTTTTTTCATTGTTGCATCTAATTGTTCACCTATGCCATTTCTTAAATGTACAAATGGTTGTATAGCTGCTTCAACACCTTCATCAATACCCGCCTCATTTATTGTATTAGGGTCAAATACGGGCAAAGCTAAATCTTTCATTGCTTGGAATGAATCTTCATCTTTAAACTTAGCTAATGCATCTTTCATCTTGCTAAATTTATCTTCATACATTGAAACTTCAAAAGAACTTTCTTTTATAATTCTTGCCCTATTTTTAGAATCAGCATCTTCGTTTATTTTAGCTAAGTTCTTTTTATGTTGCGTTTCTATTTCTTCAAGTTTTTGCAGTTCTTTGGTTTTATTCATTATTAAATCAAACCTTGACTTTCCTTCAACTTGACTTGCCTCAACCGATAATGCAGTTAGTCTTATATTTTCTTTAAGTGCTGATGTTAGTTTATTGTATGATTCAGCTTCCTTGTCAATAGCCTTTTGCTTTTCAGTTGCTAAATATTCATAAGCTAAGTCATTAAATTCCTTTTGCTTTTTATTTAATTCCTCTTGTGCGTGACCTGCTCCAAATAGCTTTTCTGCAAAATCAATCAATGCGGGGCTAAACATTGTTAAGGCTGTTATTCCAACACTCATTAAAGTGTTAAAACTTAAAAACGCGCCTGCAACTTGCTTAAATACACTTTGAACGGGTTGACCACTTGCAGCTAATTCTAAGTTTGCTTTTTTGATATTCTGTATCTGGTCAACAAACATTGGAATATTATTCGATAATGCCATAAACCCCGTTTGAACCGAATAAGTAAAAGCGGGCATCTCACGGGTTAGCTGATTGATTGAGTTTGATAGGCCATTGAATTGCGTTGTAACCTTTTGAACTCCTGAGCCACCTTGATCCATGTCAACCCCTGCAATTTTAGCGCGTACATCGCTTAATTGCTGACCATACGTTTGAGCCATCAAAGCGGCTTGTTTGAAAGCATCCGATTCAGTACCTAAATGAAGTGCTAATACTTCAGCATCTTTTGAAGTTGTCCTATATGCTTGGCTTAATGACTTGAAATTATTTGAAGTTAAACGACTAACCGACTCCCCTACTTGGGTCATATCCTTACCCGCCTTTTCCATTTGGTTAACGGCTAATTTTAGGCCATCTTGTAGGTCTTTTATATCCGCCCCTACTGCTATGTTAATTTGGTTTGCCATTAGTTTTTCTTATAATTTCATCGCATTGTTTTAAAATCTCTTTGTTTCGTTCTTTCCAATTAGTTTCACTATCCCAAGGCAATGGTAATAGAGTTCTTGGTGTTAGGTTGCTTCCTTTTTTTGCATAAGGAGAAACTACCCATGTGCCTAATATCCTTAACCTTTCCCAATGTTCGCGCTCTCTTTGATTCTCTAAGTCGTTAAAGCCTTTTAAAGCCTTAAAAAAGTAACTTACCGATGCATCTAAAAACTTATCTTCATCCCATCCTAAGCGACCATATGCCAATTCCTCTAATTGCTCAAAGGTAATTGGCTTTTCGCGTTTGGGTTGGTTAGGTAATTTACTGCCTGAGTTTGAAATTCTGTGAATATGTATTTTATAAGTTCAGAATTTTCATCAATCATATCTTCAATCTCATCTAAGGTTAACTTTCCGCCTGCGTGCTTGTGGCCTATGTAACCTATTGTACCTACTTTAGTAAAGTCAACTGAAACTTCATCTAATTGACTAATTGAAATTTTAAAGGTTTCTAAAATTTCTCTAATTGCTCTGTATTTAAATTTTAATTCAATCATCTGTTTATTGCTATTTTAAAATCCTGCGCTAAGATAAATAATCCATCTTGGTCTGAAAAGTCATCATAATAACTTTGTTCGCTATCAAATGAAATCCAATTAACTTGAACCCCATTAACTAAAGTGTTATTTACATAGTCTAAAGTCGAACGAACTAATGAACCTATGCTATCGGCCTGCGCTCTTGAAGTTGCCCCAATAGTTATTTGAACCCTGCAAACATCTAAAGTAGACTGCCCACCCGCGCCAAGTGTATTGTTTGGAATTACTGAAATAGTTTGATAGACTATTGCGGGTCTTTGCTCTCCTTGTGGTGCGACATCTGGAAATATCCTACCACCTACCGCGCCCGTTGTTGCAGCGTTATTATTAAGAAGATAGAATATTGCTTTGCCTGCGCTCATTTGTTTGCCTTGTCTATAATTACTTTTGTAAATCCTTCACCTAATTGTTTAATGATACTTGCCTCCATTTGGTCTTTACTCAACCTTAAAACTCCCGTTGGATTGATTCTAAACCCCGTTTTTTGTACAAATTTACCATATTTACGGCCTCTAATACTCTTGCCTTGACCTTTTACTGCATAACTTGAAAAAGGTACGCCATATTCTAAAAAGTGAGCATGATTTCCGCCCATTTCTAAGTTATTGCGGCCTGCATATTTTGGGCCTACATAATAAGTAAACCAATTATCCTTTTTTCGCCTCCTAAATGCTTGAATTGAATTTATCAAATTGCCAGTTATCTTGTGTCCTTTGCTTAGGTAGTTTTCTTTAATCTTAGCTACTAATGGACGCGTTGCATCTTCTACGACTGCATCCATTTTTTGCCTATCAATTAAATTTTCAATACCTAACTTTTTAACCGCTTCCTCAATACCTTCAATTCTGTATTTAATCATTGTCTTTACTTGTTGCTAAAATGATATAATGAGATTTGTATTCATCCTCACCTATTGAAGTAATGTTATAAAAGTCACCTCTAAACTTTATACGCATGGTTTCGTTTATGGTAGTGCCTTGAACTCTTATCTTAAATTCTGCAAACCTTCGCGCGGTCTTTTCCTTTGTTTCAAAAGACTCAGATCCATTTAACGATTTATACGAACTCCACCTATCATAAAGTTTAGAGTAAGAGCGTATAGGTTGCCCGTAGCTATCCTTTGATTCGGTATAACTCCAAATTTCTATACGCTCTTTTAACTTTCCTATTATCATTTAAACAATGTTTAAGCCTCAGTTTGTGCGCCCGTGCATTGAATTGAACATGAAAAAGTTTCAACGTCTCCTTCGGGTGCTGTGCGCGACAAATTACTAATGTACGCTTGATAGCTGTAAGTTTTACCAGTTGCGCCACCAAATAAAGCCGTTACTTTTGTGCCTGCTTTAATAGCATCATTTAACAAGTCAAACCCTGCGGTTGAACTTACACCCTCATCAAATAAACCTTCAAAAGATAATGTTGCGCTTCTATTTGCGGGCAGAAACTCTCTATCACCTCCTGAATCTTTATTTGTAGTATCCACCATGTCCACAGACTGCTCAAAGCCTGCCGATTTACCTTTTGCGATTGTTACGCCACCTATCTTAATGACGGTTGCTGTGCCTAATTGTGCTGCCATATTTTTATTTTTTTAATTATCAATTTGACAAATGATATTTGTTGCGGTTGTTCCCGTTGCAAATACCTTTTTAACTTGAATTGGGAAGAATCCTACGGGTACTGCTTTATAAAGTACCGCGCCACCTACTCCCGTTGTGCTTGTTGAATTAGTTTCAGCGTGTGCTTGCGGTAAAGCTACCACATCTCCCGTTACACCAATGTAAAGAGTTCCAAAACTTCTATTACCTTGAATATTTGTGATGTAGTTAGTGTCGCTTGGTGTTACTGCGACTGCTGCATCTGGTATTGTCTTAATCATAGTTTTTTTATTAGTTAAGTTGTAGGAATCGAACCTACCTAAACCATTGACTTAATATTGATAGAAATAAATTGTGTAAGGTGCTAATAAACTTTTAACCGCCATTGGCATTTCTGATAGGTTATTTGTAGCGACTGATTCTCTATGCTCATACCAATGTCCTATTAATAGTTTCATTGCTTGTTTAATTCCTTCAGGTACACTTGCAGCAACTCCATAACCACAAACAAACTGAATCTCCATTGCGTTCATCATTTCCTTCATTTGTGGAATTGACTCAAATTTAATTCGAGCGGGTTCATTTAATAAATCAGATTGAAAGCCGCCCGTACTTAAAGTTTGTTGAACCCCATTAATGTCGAAATACTTTATGTGTGTAATAGATTGAATTGGTGACTTAGTTAGGCCTACAAATGTTTTTACCTCTGTGGTGTCCATAGATAACTTCCATGTTTGAGTACATAAACTCCTCCATGTTTCACTCTCCACAAATACACGAGCAGAAGCTATCAAAGAGTTTATCAATGTATCTTCTACATCGTTATCAACTCTTAAAAATAGCTTTGCCTCCTCTAATGTAATAGGCTCTACACTTGGTGCTGTTACTAAGCTGTAATTCATTTTTTACGCTTTGGTTTTTCAGGTGATTCTATTTCGTTTGATTCGTTACTTTCAGGTGTTTCAGTTTCTAAAGCTACCGCATAACCTGCTTCGATAAGTAGGATAGCTTGCTCTTTGTTAAACTCTGCTTCCATACCTTTTGCATACGCTAAACCAAACTTACCTATTGGCGATTCTATAAATTTAATCTTCATGTTTTTAAAATATGGGGTGAGAAATTAATCCCACCCCGTTAAAAATTCTATGTAGTTAACAAATCTACGATGTCACCAAGTGCATTTGGTTGCAATACGGTTGAATCTAAGAATGAATTCATAGTTAAACTTACTTGCCCAGTTCTTGCTTTAGTGTAAGGGTCTACAATTAACTCCACACCACCAAACTGACCAGTTACTACTTGGCTGAAATCTCCAAAGATTAATGCTGAACAAACGCCAGTACTTGAACCTTTAGAAAGTGTGCTTGGCACGTTTGAAGTTACTGAAACTCCATATCCGTCAATTACACCCATTTGTGAACCAAATAACCCGTTATAACCCATAACCATAGCACCTGAACCTGAATCAACGGTAGTATTTTTCAACTTACCTACTACTTTAGGATTGGTTAAGAATTTACGTGTTACGTTTCTGCCATCGTTATTCAATACACTTGTAACTAACTCAAGAATCTTAGCGTAACTTGGAGCAAGTCCATTTGTACCCATTGCAGTTGTGTTAGTGATTAAAGTTAACAAGCCAGTTGGCTCAGTTGAACCCGCACCATTGATAACCGCTCTTTCAAACTCAACCGCCATTGATTGGATCATGTTGTTAAGGATGAAAGTATCAATTGAGTTGTTGGTTTGAATCATTAACCTTCTTGAAATGTCGCAAGCAGCATAAAGCAACTTTGGACGCAATTCTCTTGCGGCTGTGGTTGCATCGGTTGGAGTTTGTGTACCGACTTCACTTGATGCCCATGCAGAAGTAACAGAACCCGTGAAACCAATCATATCCGTGTTAGCAGATAAGCCAGTCAAAGACTGAACACCTAATTCATTCAATACGGTTGCAGCAAATAAAGCCTCAAAGAATCCAACTTTTTGAGTAGGGATGAAGTTACCGCCTAAAGTAGCTGTACTTGTTACCATTGTACGCTTTTCTGAGTAGATTGCATTGATAACATCGTTTGAAAGGTACATACCTTGACCGCTTAAACCCATTGAACGCGCTTCGGTTTCGCTTTCTTGGATTAAGTCTTTTTCAAGTCCAGTTAAGCCTTGGCCTCTACCTTCTTTGTGTGATGCAATTTCGTTAATAGCTTTTGTTAAGCTAAAAGTACCCATTTCTCTCTTTTCTGCTGATTTAGGGTCAAAACTTGCACCACTTGCACCCGCTTTACGCGCCTCAGTTGCTGCTTGTTCTGCTTCTAACTTCTCAAGTCTTAATTCTGTTTCAATTGACTTGGTAAGGCTTTCGCGGCTTTCCATTAATGAAATTAATTCATCATTTTGAGCGTCATTTCTTGCCTCAACTTTTGAAAGTTCAGCAATCTTTCCTTCAACTGCTGAGCGTTCCTCTTTTAATTGTTTTGAGTTTTTTCTCATTTTATTTTTAGTGATTTTAATTTTAATTCTATAATGCTTGGTTGCGTTCTTTTTTCCTCTTTTACAAATTCGCGGCTTCTTACATTAACCGTTGTTTGTGGGTATGCTTCTCTAAGTACAGGGGCAACATCATAAAGCGTTTCTATTTCTTCGATAGTTCTAAGTTCTTTACCCTCTTTATAATCCTCAGTCCATGAAGTTTTCTTTGCTGTGAACTCAAATGATGAACCACGAACAATTCCTAACTTTATGTTTTCCGCGCACTTTTCGCCATCTTCATTCATTGCCTTGAACCTATACTTAAGTCCTACTTCATCTTGAATTAATTCAAGGTTATTAACGCTTCCCGTGCGTGCAAGAGGGTAATTAGTATCGTGATTCCACTTAGCTACTACATCGCTCATGTCTGCACCTTGTAAAGCGTTACGGCTTACTTTTTCATACCATCCCCATGAAGGTGAGCCAATAAAAGTTTCTGCTTCCCATACAATCGCATAACCTTCAATTATTGGGTATTGTTCCTCGCCTTCGCCTTCCATGCGAACCTCAACTTTACCTTGTACATTTCTTAATTCTCTTTCCATTTAGATATTATTATTTATCTTGTTCAATAGTATTATGGTCAAACATTTTTCTTGCTTCATTTGGAGTTAATGCACCTACCATAAACATAGTTTTTGCCCTACGTTCTTGTGCTTGAGAATCGCCTTTTAATAGCATGAAAGTATCGAACTTAGGCACTACATAATACTTTTCTGATTCCTTTAATAACTTAGATTTAATCTCTTGTTCAAGTCTAATTATCCAAGGCATTAAACAATCGTTTACATAGGCTATTTCTTGTGCTTCAGTTGTGGCGTTAGTATCTTTTTGTAGTTTAAATAAAGGCATCCTAAACCACCTCGCAATATCTGCAACGTTGAAATCTTGACTCTCTATAAATTGCGCTTCGTTATTGGTTACTGCCATCTTTTCAACCTCAACGCCACCTTGCCCAAATGCAGCCATTCCATCCGCTTCGTAAGTCCTTTGAAATGCTTCTTTTGCTTGCTTTAGTTTCGTTTCATCTTTAATGTTAGCAAACTTTAAAATAAAGTTGAAAGCATTAGATCCGAAAAACTTTGCACCAAATTGTTGAGTCGCTATCGCCTTGCCTATACTTTCGGCTGCATAACCTATTACCGATTTACCTATATAGCCGTCACCCATTCCCCTAATATGTAGAATGTCGGATGAATTAAATGTTCCACTTATTTCTATTGTCAAATCATTGACAACGTAAAACATTTTTCTATTTTTAAGTACGGGTGTAACGCTTTCATCCCTTAACCAATATAAAGCTATTGGTACTGCGTTCTCATCTCTTTCAATAAATGCGTAAGCATTTCCTCGTATTAGTGCGCTCTTAATTAAGTTTTGAGTGAACACTATCGGAGTTGTAAAATCGTTCGGCCTAATTGAAAATAATATGGTTGCGGGATTGTTAGGCATTGCGTAATAATTCCCGCCCTTCCTTAATAAGGTTTCATAGGGTAGCTTTCCAATATCTTCACTAATAGCATTAACACATTCATAAAATGCGCTTAAGGTTAGTGAACTTTCTGGTGTAACTGCAACTTTTGATTTATTTTCAAACGCACCGAACCACGAATTTAAAGAAGTCGTGAAATCAGTAAAGTTAGCAGGCACTCCATTAAATGCAGTGATGCTTCTTTGCTCTTTTTTGCCACGTTTAAATAAATCTAATATTGCCATGCGAGTACAAATATTGCATAGACAAGTAAATTAGTAGCAATTTTGCAATAACATTCAATTCAAATGTTATTAAGCAAAAAAGCCTACCCAAATAAATGAGCAGGCTTTAATGAACAAAACAACAATCTTTAAATCAAACAACGCAACAAATATAAACTAATTTTTATTATCTGTTAGCTTTATTGCCATAGTGAATAGATTTATTAACCCTGAATGATTCAAAAGTAGTGTAAAGTGGTTTGCCGTTGTCCTCATAAAACTCTTGCTCTACTAATTTCCATGCGTCTTCTTGCTTCATGTTAATTGATAGCTGAAAGTGTCGGTTAAAATAGTCGTTTCGGTTGTTTATTTTTGCTCTCATAGTTTTAAATTAAGCTATTAAAATGTTACCATCCCCGTAATTATTGGCGTAATCTATTAAGTAATCCCCTATTGCATTCACTAATGCACTTACCCC